GCCCGCACACTGACGAAGATCGCGGAATGGGTGAGGAAGTACCGCAAGGTGTCGATCCGCAGTGTCGACAAGGAATACCTGATGGGATTCGTCGCGTTCCTCAGAGAGGGAGGGATCGCACAGAGCACGGCCCACATGTACTTCGCGAACCTCAACACCGTATTCAACCGTGCATACAGGGCTGGGATCATTGTCGAGAACCCGATCTCCAGGATGGAACTGACGGAGCGGCCGCAGCGCCCAGACACAGAGCGGCCGTACCTCACCCTGGATGAGGTGCAGAAGCTCATGGCTACCGAATGCAACAACCAGAAGGTCAGGGCTGCGTTCCTGTTCGCCTGCTTCACTGGACTCCGCCTGAGCGACATCGAGGCGATCCAGTGGAAGAACATCAGGCCGACGACGGACGGCGGCTGGCAGGTGGAGGCGAAGCAGCTGAAGACTCAGAAGATCGTATACATCCCGCTGTCGGAGAACGCGATGGCCCAGCTGCCAGAGAGGGCTGGCCAGGAGGACAGGATCTTCCGTGGTCTCCCGTCCAGGTCGGAGATCGGACGGCACCTGCGGAACTGGATCAAGAAGGCGGGGATCAAGAAGAAGATCACCTTCCACTGTTCCAGGCATACGAACGCCACGCTTCTCCTTTCGTTCGGCGCGGACATCTATACCGTGTCGGCCCTCCTCGGGCATACTGACATATCGACCACCCAGATCTACGCCAAGGTGGTCGACGAGCAGAAGAAGAAGGCCGTGAACATGATACCGAGGATCTAATGGCACCTGGAGCATCCCAGTTCGCAGACCACATTGGCCAGGTCTCTTGCGGCATCACCAGCTATGTATGCAGGGCCCTCTCCTTCGAGATCGATTCCAAGTTCCGATGCTATGGCCACTGCGAGATGATGGACTTCGTGGACCAGCGTATCGACGAACTCTGATCCTCCAGTCGTTGGACCGATAACGACGAGCGCTCGCTTACTGTCTGGATTGGCGAATGTGAATCCGCAATTGTAGTCGCAGGTCCGCATAAGGTCTTCCGCCTGTTCCATGGCGAAGTTTGACGCACCGCATTCGCGCATACAGGCAAGAACACCTTCCACATCGAACTTTCTCCTACAGAAAAGGAAGTCGACCATCCAGCGACCGATTATGAGAGCTCGGTGGATCATCAAATCATGTCCTCCCAGTCAATCGGAATTCCGAGGGCGATGGTCTTGGTGTAAAACTCGTCAAAAGCCCGTGTCTCCGAACCGTCCGGATCGTCCAGGTAGTCATGTACGAAAAGGGCGAGGTGCGCGTCGTCCGTAATGGAAGAGCCGTAGTAGTCCATCCTTGCCATCATGTAGACATACGGGACATCGTATGCCCTGTCGTTTTCCACGACGGCGCCGTATTCTTCGAGCAACTTTTTCAGCTCGTCCTTCTCGACAGGCTTCGCCCTCTTCCCGTTCCTGTCGCGCATCATCGAAACGGCCCACAGGTACATCGGCTTGGAAATGTGTCTGCCGTAGTTCGAGAGGTACGCATCCATTCCTGCAGGACGAATTTCGTAGTAGTCAAGTCTATCCATGGTCTGTTTTGATAATGGGGCGGGAACTCCCGCCCCAGGTTACTACATGTAACGGCCACGCCAGTCACGGCCACGACGCTCGTCATAGTCGGACATTTCGTCACGACGACGGTAGCTGCTGCCGCCGCGCATGTGGGAACCGCCGCGTTCGCCGTACTGTTCCTCCATGTCCTCGGTCAGCTCGCAGATCGTTTCGATGGCTTCTTTCGCCATCTTTACGGCCTTCTTGTATTCGCGGAGGTCATCGCCGCCGCGCTCCATGATATGAATGAGTCCCATTGTTATTCCTCCTTTGTTTTCGTTCCCAGGACCGCAGAGAGCATGCGCTTCATCTCGGCAAGTTCCCCTTTCAGTTCTGCCACATCCTTGGCGTTCTGCATTTCCTTCTGCTTCTCCGGATTGAGGGAGAGCAGCAGAGCATCGCACTTGTCACGGAGCGTCCGGTGAGCCTCGTAACTGTCCACGACACGCTGACTGTTGTCGCGCATGGCGGTCAGCTCATTGAGGACCATACCCTGGTCCTCGCTGACATACATTCCCCTGTCGGGGAAGTTTGCGACCGATGCCGTGGCCGGAAGTCCGGCGAAAGGGATCGTTTCGTTGCCTACGGAAACATTCAGGTCAGTCACCATGCCACCGAACATTGCCTGCGGCTGGTTGGGGTTGAACTGCGGAAGGTGCGTATTGACGGAAATAACACGACCTTTTTCCATTCGGGGTTCGTTCTTGTAGAGTATGTAGAGCGTGGCCCCCTGCGATAATCCTTGGAACATGATGAATTGAGTTTTTGTTGTACTTTGATTGAATCCCTACGCCATTACGGCGCAAGAGGTGAAACGAGTTGCAGGGTTCCCGTGTAGAAATTGTGGAACACCTTGATGATCCCAGTCCCTACAATGTCTGCTGCCGTAACGGCCGCCCCGCCGAAATTCGTAAGTGCGCGTGTCGAGCCGTTAAGAGTGAAACGGATAGGTAGCGTACCAGCCGTACCATCAGGGATCGCATTCGCGATGTTGATGGTGATGTCTCCGATCGCGTCGATGGGACGGAAACCGAGGGAGAAGTCAACGGCTTCCGTTCCCACGGTAACGCCTGTCGTTCGGAGATACGGAACGCCGTTTTCGTTGGTGTTGATTCTATATCCGAACATAGCGAAACCCTCCGTTAGAAGTTGAAGCCGCCGACACCAGGGCCGTAGAAGCCGTTGAACCCGCCCTGGTAGTAGCCTCCGCTCACATACGGAGTGGTGTTCACCGCTGCGAGGTTCGGCCAGGTGACAGGAACGGTGTTCGGCATCTTGTTGGCGATTTCGGACACCTTCGCGGAGAGAGGGGCGACGACGCTGTTCACATAGCTGCTGATGGCAGCAGTCTGGTTGGCGTTGTCAATTTGGCCTCGGAGCTGGGTGATGATCTCGGCCTGGCTGTCGATCTTGGATTGCAGGTCGCGCTCCTTCGCGGCGCAGAACTGGTCGTTCATGGCTACGGTCTGCGCGTTGATGGCATCCGTGATGGAACGGGTGTTCCGGTCGGCCTGGGAGCCGAGCTGGTTCGTCTGGTTGAGCGTTGCGATCTGGTTCTCGTAACCCTGCGAGGTGACGAGCAACTTGTTCTCGCAGCAGCATTGACACAGCTGGGACGCAAGGGCCGAGTTTCCGGACTGGATGGAGTTGATGATCTGCGGGACGGACACGGCCTGCTGTAGAGCGAGGCTGGAGAGTCCGTTCTGGAGCGTTGCGATGGCGGCGCTCACCTGGTTGTAGTCCTGGCCGAGCATCGTGGCGAGGTTCTGCGTCGCCGCACGGCCAGCCTCGCCCTGCGAGGTGATGGCGTTCATCAGGAGTTCGCGACCGCTGTCGTTGTTGATCTGGTTGGAGAGGAATCCGGCACCGCCAGCGTTACCGCCGCCGAAACCACCGAACCCGTTCCAGCCGTTTCCGAAGAAAAGGCCGAGAAGGAATCCGAGGATACCGCCGCCCCAGCCGTTGTTGCCACCAAAGAGACCGCCGTTGTTGCCATAAGCGAGCCAGGCGGGAACACTACCTCCGTTGTTTTCGGGAGTGTAAACTACAGTAGATTCTGCCATAACGAAAAAGATTTAATGGTTATTGTTACAGCAAAGATCGGTAGTTGCAAGAAGGTATGGAATTATGTCACGAATTTCCGTTAGTACGCTGACTGTCAGCTGGATTGTCGTGACATTTCCATCTTGTTGGAACGACCTTCCGGAATGCATTGAAGGAATAGAACACCCTGCGTATAGGATTGCCGAAAAGCCTCCTGTTGATGACCGAAGATACATTGGTGCGTGACTGCCCGTAGAAACGGGAGAAGTCCTCCACCGTTCCTTGAAGTTCAAGATTTGATTCGATGGTTCTCGCGATGGATTCCGTCTCCGTCATAGTTAGCTTGTCATTCTCGACCTTGTAGCGGAGATAGTCGAGAATATCCAGGATAATTTCCTTCCAGATGTTTGTTTCTTCGGACATAATTCCTATATTTGCATCGTTCCACCTACATAACATTACCATCCAGCACAGGAAGGCTCTTACGCCCTCGGCCTGTACCGGAAGGTATCGTTGTAAATGTAGGTGGAACTCTTTTACAAATATGTCCGAGGGCGTTTTTTTATTCCCTCGTCAGAGGAACCGAGTTAGGGGTTGAATCAACTACCTTACTGTTGTTTTTTCCGTGTAGTCATAGCACAGCTTTTCAAATCTCATCAGATTCTTGTCAAGAGTCTTCCCGACGCGGATGATCTTGATCTTCTCGTTTTCGGTATCGAAGACGACGACATTCGCG